ACCAAATAGTTCAAGAATAGTTTTTGGTTTTTTTTTCTTGTCCAAGTCATTGTATTTTTTGGAAAGATCATTTAACAGTTGTTGTATTTCTGTAATTTTTTGGTTATCCAAATAAATAAGTCCAACAAAGATATAACAAATTTTTTCTTTCCTGGAAATATCCGAAAATTGATTGAACACAACTTTAAAAACTTGGTTGTCCAATTTTGGATCTATAGAATAATTATTAGACATTTAATATATAAAAACAAAAAAGTTTAAGCAAAAAAATAATTAACCAATTGAACGTTTTTTATTAATTTTTCCAAAAATACACAGTTATGTATAACTTCGGTTTACTATATATGTATTTCTAATTCGCTGTAGTATAGTGGTTCATTACCCCCGCCTGTCACGCGGGAAACCGGGGTTCAATTCCCCGCAGTGAAGTGAATAAAAAATACAATTATCTCATTGGTGTAATGGCTAGCATCACAGTTTCCTAAATTGTGGATCTGGGTTCGATTCCCAGATGAGATTTACAATGTCTGTTTAGCAAAGTTGGTAATGCGTCTGGCTTTTAACCAGAAGATCATGGGTTCAAGTCCCATAACAGACATATGGTGCTATGGTGTAATGGAAACACAGTGGCATTTGGCCCCACAGTCTTCGGTTCAATTCCGAATAGCGCTAGTACAAAAATAATAAAACATCCATGGTGTAGTGGTTAGCATATGTGGTTACCAACCATATGACTTGGGTTCGATTCCCGATGGATGTATTGTAGATGTAGACACGAATAAGGGAATATGTGGGTCATATAGTAAAAGAGGTTGTTAACAAATTGGACACGCCCGCCTTCTATATCCAGTTCGAGTCTGGATATTTCCAAATTTTTTAAAAAAGTTGTAATGGAAGGTTTTATATAACATAAAACATTAAGAGAACCCAAAGAAAATTTATCAATCCAGAATTTATTTGAGCAATATTTGCCGGAAAAAAAAATTTAATTTTTTTATTGATTAATTAATCAATCAATCATCAATCATCAATCAATCAAACCAAACAACCACATATTTTACCCAATCCAGATCCAATCAATATGTTTTGTTATCAAACAATTCAAACGAATGCATAGTCATTAATTCAAATAATAAATTAGAATATTTATATTTATTATTTTTAAACTAAATCAATGAGTGATATACCAAGTGAATATAAAATAAATATTAATCCAATAATAATACAGAAATTTGTAATGAATGAATTATTTACTGGCGCTTCTGTAACTGCAGTTGTGGTTACTGATGATGTTGTTACTGGCACTGTAGTATCAGGGATCTTTGTTTTTTGTCGATGGATAAGTTTAGCTGATTTTGATTCATTATTTTTTTGAAATATAAACATACCTGGTTTAATGGTACCATCAGAATCTTTTTCTGGTAATATAAGAGTTGGTTTTGATTGTTTCCAAGATTCAGATTCATCATCAAATGTCAATAAAGGTCGTAATTCACCAGTATTTGTGAAATGCGGAATGTCAATAGGTGACCCATCTAAAAATGTCTTTGTTAATAAATGCATTAAAATTTGGTTTTTATTGAAATTTTTAAAGTCTTTTGCTATTGTTTCATAGGAAATAGAATCTCCATTTTCAGTTTGAAGTTGTGAAGCTAAAAATTTTAAAAAATCATGACGTTCTGAATCATTTTTAAAATCGTCTATATCTATGTTCTGTGATTTTTCCATTACTTGTCAATTAATTAAATTGCATTTGATTTTAAAAATAAAAAGATTCAAATTTAAATTCTTTTTATTTTTATACAAACTCCGAATTAAATAATAGCTCAATTAACTCAATTAACTCAATGAGCTATTTTAAAATTTGATTAACACCATTTATAAATTAAAATTTTTATATGTTTAATCAATTATTTATGGATGTAATTTATATTTGTGGATATTGTCATTATAATTTGTTAATGAATACAGTTGGATATGTTGAGTTAAGTTTATGGAATAAAGATAAAACGTATCGATTAAAATGGCCACGAGATCACTTTAATAATCATTTTTATCAGCCATCGGTCACTTGGTAGTTAGGTCACTTGGTAGTTGTTTTCTTGAGTTCTCCAATACAAAGTTTTTCCAATAAATTTATTGCATACTTACTGTGTCCAATACTATTAAAAATTTCTGAAATATCTTTACCCATGGCAACTCGGATTGCTCCATCACCTCCTGGATGTGATTTTAGTTTAATAAATTTTGTAATATCATAGACTTTATTGTTATAAACAGTCCATGCGGATTTGTTTGTGTTATGTTTTTCCACTTCTTTCAGACTTATTTTTTTCAATGATTTGGGTTTTGTTTTTTTCAATGATTTAGTTTTGGATTTCAGTTCAAATATTGCGATGAGTGCTTCACAAGTTTCCAATGCTCCTTCGATCCATGCCTGATGATTATTTGAATATGATTCACCAACAAAATATATATTTTCCAATGGATTCAACATATCTTGACTGATTTTTTCGGAATTGAATGTTGGTAACCAAAAATGATTTCCGTGCTGCCAATAATGAACATTAAAATAAGTAGGTTTTGGAATACTTTCATTTGGAAAAATACGTTTTAATGTTGTCTCGACAAATTGTTTAATTTTTCCACTGGTTACGACATTTCGTAAAATATCTGCGTGTTTCCAATCACTATAAAATTGACACAATCCACGATCATAATTTTCAGGAATTATTTTTCGAATACTGGTATCAGTAATGGTATATCCATATTTATGAAACCACACTTTTCCAGTGGACTTGGATTTTGGATATTGTGCAAAAATACGTATATATGAACTAGATGATACACTTTCCAAATTACGAATATTTTTTCTGAAAAATGGTATTTCCAATAAATTTTCTTTTGGGATAGTCACAATTATTTTTTTACCTTGATATCGTTGTATTTTATTCATTTTTAAATCCTTCGTTGTAATACGCACACCATTTGGTCCATGTGAACTGACATCCAATAGTTTTTTGGTATAATGGATTTTTGATTCAATTGATGGTATAGCTAGTTGATCAATAATTTTACTAAATCCACAACTCAGGCGATAAAATGGGGAATTATGAAGTTTTTTTTGTTTTAATAAAATTAAACCATTTGCATTATGAAATGAATTATCATATCCACCTGAATCATTTATAAATTTGGATGTTTCATTATCATATTCGTTTGAAATAATAGTTGATAAATTATTGTTTTCTAAATAAGTTTTGTTTTTTTTTGTCAAGGAAGATAAAATATTTTCACTGGATAGATTTTTGACAACGGGTGTATGATAGGTATTTGTACCATTTCTCAAAAAATATTTTATGGTTTTTCCATTTGTTGCTGGCAATTGTTCAATATATTGGTCTAATTCAAATTGACGAATCAATTTTAACAGATGTTTATGTTGTGTGGAGAAACGAAATGCTCCTGCTTCATATATTAAATCTCCATTTTTCACAGTTTTAATTCGCCCACCTTTTCTCATTTTTTGTTCTAAAATACAAACGGATTTTCCTTGTTGGTGTAAATAGTTTGCCATGTATAATCCAGAAATCCCAGCACCTATAATAATATAATCATAAATCATTTGTTTTTATGTTTTTAGTATTATGGGTGAAAAAAATTATACAGAAATTTTCTTTTTTTATGTACAACTTCAATACATAATTATTAAGTTCACCAGCAGCAACTAACTTTCAAATTTGCCTTTTAAGCACGTGGTCAGGGTGTTCGAATCCCCTATGGGGCATCATTAGTTTAGCCCCATTAGCTCAGTTGGTAGAGCGCGTATTGATTATATGTGAACTGTTTTTTTGGTTTTTGTTTATAGTAGTTTTCTTTTTTTTAATGCCCGCATATCTTTTTCATCCCAATATTCCGCTTCTCCCCATCCACCTTTGCTAATATTACTTGTTTTAAAATCTGCATGTCGGAAGAGTGATGGATAATAAAATCGCGTAACAAGACGTTGGTTTGATATTTGTGAATCCACTGTAGTGAATTTTTTTGGTTCTTTTAATTTTGTGGCTATTTCCAATGCTTGTTCCCATTTTGGAATAAAGATGCCCCACATACCCACAATTCGAATTTTAGTCCAATCCATTTCATTAATACCTTTTTTTGGTTTATAAGATTGATATGTTTCCGCGACCCAATCAGATGTTCTTTGAGCATAGTTTGTAGGATGATGAAATTTACCATTCAAATAAATAGGTTTGTTTCCAAGATCACTTAATTTGAAATTTCGAACTTGAAAACAGTCATCCTCTAATATAAGAACATTATTGAGTTTTTCTTTTGCGATTTTCTCCAACATTGTAACATGAGCTGCCCAGGCACCGACTTTTCCTCGTCTCGTCATATCTGAAATATTAGAACGATTTTTCATTTTTTTAGCAATATAAGGTGGTGCTTTTTCTGGCACAACTCCTTTAAAATGAATGTAATTATTGTAATTGAGTCGTTCTCGTCTTTTTTTTCCAATTTCATTGTCCATTGAAATTACAAATCGTGTAATTCCAGGTGTGGATTTCATCATGTTGTTTGGTGGAATGGGTTGAAATAAACCAGATGTTTTTTTTATTTTGGTTTTTGTGGTCTTTTCAGTTTTTTCAGTTTTTTTAATTTTTTTTAATTTTTTAATTTTTTTTGTTTTAATGATCTTTGGTTTATTATCATTACCACCAATAAGTAATTGATTATGGTATTTAATATATTTTTGTAATATGGAATGACCATGTTTACCAAAAATTGAAACGAATTGATTTGTTTGTGGATTGAATATTTTGTCCATTTTATTATTATGGTTTTTATTATATGGTTGGATAAATAATTTTATCACAATTAAATTTTAAATTTGATAAAAAAGAAAAACAAACGACTTAACACATAAATAAACAGATGATTAATGATGTACCAATCCATATAGCAAAAATTATATATGGATTTTTACATTTACATGACAAAATCACAACAGCAATTTATTTTAAAAATTTTGAAACTTTATTAAAAAGTGAATATGGTTTATTTAAATATATTTTTCATAAAATAAAATTAAAGGAACGGGAGAATCAAAAAAAATATAATGTTTCAAACCAAATTTCCTATATTTTAATGGAAAAAGTATGTTTAAATGACCGATACATGAAACCTGTTGATTATGTTACCAATGTAAAATCATTTAGCAACTACGAATATGCTTTGGAAAAAATGAGAAATAAAATACAAAAGTTAAAATCAAAAAATAATCATTATAGTGAATCCCATTTGGATAATAATTATTATTCTGAGTTATATTGTGATTGGGAAGATTGGGAAGATTGGAAATTTAATAATTGTTCAGATGAGTTTTATGATTCGGACGATGACATTAATGTTGATTTAATAGGTAATACCAAATTAGAAAAAAGATATATCAATCATGTAGAAATAGAATGTCAAGTTCCAACCCCTCGTCAATACCATAAACACACAACTAATTATTATTGGTTTTCAATAGTGGTAAGTTTTTGATTAGTTGTTTATAATTTTGCATATAAACCATCAAAATCATCAAATGGTTCAACATTGTCAAATAATTTTTGAGAAGAATGATCAAGTGGGAATTTATTGATTGCATTGGCATTTAATTTATTTTTTGTGGAAATTTGAGTTGGAACTTGATTTGTGTTAATTGTCATGGCTTCTTTATTATTTTTCGTAAAATGGTCAGATGTATTTACCATTTCATTTTTATCAAATTCATTTTGACTTTCATCGGAATAAAAATTACTTCCTTTTATTTGGTCATCGTTATTTCCACCAAGTAAATTCTTTCGCTCGTTGACAACACTGTCTTTTTCACCATCCAGATAATTTAGCAATTCATTTCGAGCATTTTTTTCGTCAAAGTCATTTATTTTTATTAGATCGTTATTTTCTTCTTCGTTCATTTTCATGATTTCGCTATCGTCAATGATTAAATTATCATTATTTACTAATTCGCCGTCTTCATCAGGAACACCATTATTAATTCCGCGGTTTTTATTCAATGATTGTCCAAAATAATTTTGGTTCAAGTAGTTGTTATTTTTTAAAAGTAGATGTATGATAGTGACACTAAATAGATATGTAATAATTATGAATACTAAATGAAAATTCATTTTAAAAGTATGTATATATATAATAATTATAAAAAAATTGTTATAAAAACCATCAAAAAATATAAAAACTCACATGGTGATGTTAATTTAGATAATTAATGATTTTATGAATAAGAGATAATATATCTTCATACTTATTTGGTTTTTTAATGATAATTTTTATTGCATAATGATCATTTAATTTAGATAATTCAAGATTGAACAAAGATAAATCATAAACAATTATTTCCTTTCTTTCTATATTATTGTAGTTATAAACGGATTCTGGGCAAGGTGTATCTAAAATATTCAAAATTGAAAAATTCAAATCTAGTTTTTTATCATGAGGAAAACTTTTACTGATTTCTTGTTTAAAAGAGTGAATCGACGAACTTCCATTTGAATTGTTGTATTTTAAATAAATATTATCATAATAATAAATGGTTTGATTATAGGTTTTAAAAGAATGCTTTTGATTTTGCAAATTCTTCATTAAATTTTTGACGGTAGTTTCGTTGAGACGATTATCGAAAATGGACTTGTCTATTTTTTTGCCAAATTGAATATGAAGCAAATACGATTTATTTATTTTTGAAATGTTACTTTTGAGAAAAGCTTCCATGTATTAAATCTAATTAATGTATTTTGTTTAAATCAAAAAAAAACATTTTCAAATTTTAATATTTTTTACCTTTTCAAAAAAAAAACATTTTTAATTTTTTAATTTTTTACTTCAAAAGATCCAATTTATTCCAACTTCATTCTTTCCAATTGTTCCATTAATCCACTTTTTTCAAGTTGTTTCTGTTTTTCTAGTTCTTCATGTTCTTGTTTTCGAATTTGTGGCAAACCACGACTATGAGCTGGTTTCAATGGTCCGCTAATGTTGATTTTTCGTGGGTTTTCTTCAATTTGTCCATCTTTCAGAAATGTGTATTCAATTATTTCAACCACCAATGTTGATAATACTGGAATAGCCATAAATCTTTCTGTCACTATTTTGTCATCATCTCCCCAATATCCAACAATTATACCTGGTCCTGCCATCATCATAACTCGTTGTCCCACATAATTGGTTTTTCGTGGAGATTTAATAACACAGTGGGTATTACTCCATTGTTTTTTCTGAATAAGTTTTTTCCGTATCCGCCCTTGCCACTCATTGTTATTCTTATTGCTACCTAAAACCATCTTCCACGGTTTTTTTCAAGGTTCCTAGATGGGTAATTTGTCTAATTGTTTTTGTGAAATTGTTTTGATTGATGGTTAATTTGATTAATTTGAAAAAAACAAAAAAAAATCAAATTTTTTTATTTTGTTTTTAGTCGTCTGATGTAAATCTTACCACCCAGCATCCATATCACCTGCTCCAAAACAAACAGCTACTTCTTCCTCATCATCATCATCTCCAACATCCGCACATCCAGCCGCATAGGCTCCCAAATAAGTATGTGTTTTTGTTACTCGTGCCATATCAGATTCATTTTCCATGACTCGTAATGTTTCTTTTGCTTTTGGAAGTAATTTTTCAATGAGACCCATTTTGTCCTGTTTCAATACATTTTCATAATTCTTAATAATTTTATTTTTCAACTTAATGGATTTTGTTCGATTTCCTTCTCCTAAGAGTTCTGTAATTTCATTTTCTAATTTACCACATTCAATGATGGTATTGTAAATTAGACAGGCAGTGTTAGAATTTATACCAATTTCTGATTCGCGATTTAAACTGCATTCCGTAACCACCTTGTGTTCGACACCTTTGTAATCTGTATAATTGACAAATGCCTTTACAATGGATTCTTGTTTTTTCGCTGGTTCTCCTTTTTCCCCAACCGATTCGGTATGTGGTAAGAATGGACGTACTTTAAATAGATATTGGACCAAATCGGTTTCTGTCATGCTGGGAATTTTAATAGGTGCTAGAATCTTGAGTAAATCGGTCGATTCATTTACACTGAGCAAAACGGAATTTTCCGGATTCAACCGAATTGAAATATCTTTTGCCATAATTTTACTAAATTCACGGAATCCACGTCGAAGTAATAGAGAAGTCAACTCATTATCTTTATTTTTTGTATCAATGTAAAAATAGGATCCTTTTCCGGAATTGGCGATTTTTGTCATCCATTCTTTATTAAAGTCACTTCCAATGCCATATGTGGTAATGTGAATATCATGATTCTCATAAATGGATGTGCATAGATCTTTCATTTTATCTAAAACAGTGATACCTTGATTTACTTGTCCATCTGAAAAGAGAAAAATCACTTTTCGATAAATTGATTCTGAATTTGAAAGGCATTTCTGTGCTTCCTGTAATCCCGCACCAATATCTGTACTTCTTTTTGGTTTAATATTAGTCAGTTTTTGTAAATCGATTTGATCTTTGTGTAATTTATCGTAAACAACATCAACACGATCGTCGTAAGTAATAAGTGAAAACAAATCTTCTGGAAATAAGTAGTCAATCATTTGCTCGACTGCTTGTTTACATTTTATAAGTTTATCTTCTGAGTTCATTGATCCAGAGCGATCCAATACCACCGCAATGTTTAATGGCTTTCGTTCAGATTTTAATTTTTTCTTGCGACCTGTTAGAATTTGACAAACAATGGGTATTTCACATTCAACATTTACATTTGGCAATCCATTGTATAATGGTATTAATCGAACATTCACCGAATCTTCCTCGAGATTCGCAAAATTATTTAAATATTGGTCAGTTTGGTCAGTTTGGTCAGTTTGGTCAGTCATTTTTTTTAGTTGATGAATATTTTACTGCAATGGATATTTATCAACAATCAAATTTTTTGTTTTTTTTTTTAGAATTAAACAAACAAATTAAATAAACATAATTTTTTGACGACACATTGGGCAGTGATCATTTTTTATGGTCCATCTATCAATACATTTCATATGAAATTTATGTCCACAATTAGGTATTTTACGAATATATAAATTGTTTGTGTATTTTTCAACGCAAATTGGACAAGTATCATTGTTTTGGAGTCGAAATATTTGGGTTAAACAATTATAATGTTTTGATGGATCATGAATGTTATCAATGTAAATATTTGTTTTATTCATTTTGTTCTTTAATTTGCCATCAAAATTGTCTTTAAGTGAAAAACATAAAAGAAACATTTATGTTAAATTAATAAAAATAAATTATTTTAAGAATTTAACAAGGTTATAGAATAATGAATGATAAAACAAAAATTAAAGCAATAATATTACGAGTAAAAAACCAGACAAAGGAGATTGATCTTCCTAGTGATTTTGATATAGATAATATAGAATATGACAAAATAAGAGATTTATTTAAAACAAAAGGGATTGGTAAAATACAGCGTTATTGTTCTTGGCACATTGAAAATTACTATGTCTCGATAATTGGATGGAAAGATGGGAAAGCTGGTAAAGAAAATAAAAATGATTTACCACCACCGGAAGAAGATGATATATTTTTTGGTGATATTCTGGTATTAAAAAGTAATGTTGACACAGGTGAATTATTGAATTTTAATATGGATGATTACAATGTGTTTTGTAGTATTGCGTATGGTGGATTTGAATCGTTGGGTGACGAAGATAGTTTAACAGATACGACAAATATGGACGATGAAGAAGATACTGACGATGACACGGATAGTTTTATTGATGATGATGAAGAGGAAGTTATTTCAGAGGAAGAAGAAGAGAGTGAAGAAAGTGATTATGATAGTGAGGATGAAACATTATCCTATGAAGAAGACATTGTTGAATACGAAGATTCAGACGACATGGCCGACGAAGAGCCAGATGACGATGAAGAACTAAATGAAGAAGAAGGCAAAAAATACGAGAAACAACAGGAAGAAGAGAAACAAACGGAACAGAAGGAAGAAGAGAAACAAACGGAACAGAAGGAAGAAGAGAAAGGTATGTAATAATTTTTATCTCCAATCAAATATTAAAAAATAAATATTTTAAAATTTGAAAAAAAATCAGTGCTGAAAAAATTACATAATTTAAACACACATGTTTAATAATAATACACCTAAATTTGCGGATAATCCAGAGTGTATATATGATTGTGCGGAAACACAAACAAGTATTCATTATATCAAAAAAGAAGAGGAATGGTGGGTTTCAGATACAAGTGGTATTTATAGTAATCAGCGTCGCGGATATTTAACAATTCATGGAATGCCCGAGAAACCGCCAGATACAACAACGCGATATTGGGAATTGTGGATTGGAAATGATGGAAATTACAAGGAAGACAAGGTAACTCCAAAATTATTTCAAATATCACCTTTTGTTTATGTGAATTATGTAGGAGAAGATGAAATATTAATTCATGTTGATGAACGAGAGATCAAAAATTCATGTAAATTTTCAGGAGATTTAAGTAAAATTTGTGGGTTATATGTTAAGCGAAGTAAAATATATCAAAGCAAAATACATAATGCAAAACATAAATGAATTATGACTTGCTTTTGCCATTGAATCATAAAATACTATAAAAACACATATTCATTCATAATTGTATACTAGAAGAATACATGTTTTTTTCACAATATTTGTTGTAATATGGTGACACTGTCACCACACACCAATCCAAAAGTGTTAAAAAAACTAAGTAGAATTCAAATTTTTTGTGCAATTTGAGATTTCACTATTTAAGTTTTTTTTTAAGTCTTAAATTACTTGTTCGGCCACATTTTTTCTTTCGACAATTAGTAGCTTTTTGTGGTAATCGTGCGTAACATTTACGACATATTTTTTTGTCACAATTATATTTTTTTGCCAACACTTGTAAACTTGGATCAATCATTATTTATTATAATAGTATAATTTAATTTTTAAACGGTATATTTTTTTTGTCAATGGTAATAACAAAAAAAATATTTTTAATTATGGAATTCTATTTTACAAAATTCTATTTTACAAAATTCTATTTTACAAAATTCTATTTTACAAACTATCTAGTCATTGTTATACATACAACCTTAGTGAAGCTTGAATTCGATTTTGTTTTCGTCTTCGTGGAATAAAATCGATAAATCATATCCTTTGCTTTCTGCTTGTCTTCCAAGTTCCATAATTTGTGTATTGACTTCTGTTTGAATTTTTGCCATATTTTCGACAAAAGTTGCTCGAGCTTTTTCTCTGGCCCTCTTCTTCTTCTTTTTCCTTCCTTTTTTCGTGATCTCAATGCGGACATTTTTTGGTTTTGGTGACAAAGTTAATTCTCCTTCTCCTTCACCGTCTTCTTCCGTAGTGGCACTATGTTTACGTTTTGATGAAGTGGAAGACGAGGAAGAAGAAGAGGAGGGGGAAGCAGTTCCAGTTTCTGGTTCTGGTTCTGGTTCTGGTTCTGGTTCTTGGAGCACCAAAGTGTTCACAGTGTTCATTGTTACCTCTTCCAATGACCCAACTGCGGGATTAATATCACTTGTTGTATCATCATTGCTTACTTCGGTCAAAGTCGATGTGGAAGTGGAAGTGGAAGTGGAGGAGGATGTGGAAGTGGAAATGGGAGTGGAGGAGGATGTGGAAGTGGGACTGGGGGAGGAAGTGGGAGTGGAAGTGGGAGTGGAAGTGGAGGAGGAAGTGGAAGTGGGAGCCACTGTAACCGTATCAGTTGTGGCTTGTATATCTCTCACCAATAAACGCGTTGCCATTCGATTAGCCTTGTCACGAACACGTTTTTTTTTGTTACCTTCAACACATCCAGGATACTGTATCTTAGCTAATTTCATGTGGTGCTTCCGAGTATTGAGCATCATATAACGAAAGGTTGAATTTGTTGTTGGAGAGTTCTTGTTGCGGTTACAAATGAATTGTCTAAGGAACAAACGGTATTTTTGTTGGTGTAATTGCGTGTTTGGTCCATTGTATCGAAACAATATTTCAGACATTTGATGTTTGTCAAAATCTGCGTTTCCACTGTCTATATCACGAACAGAACAATTGTAGATATTGTCTGATCCAATTGAAACGCAAATATTGTTCAATTCCACAAAATCCAACTTGTCATTGATTTTTTCGCGAAGTGGAGTGTCAACTTTGCTGAAATAACTGTTGAACGCAATTTTAGAAATAAAATTCTCCGATTTCACAATCTGATCGTAGCTTGATTTATTGTTTGATTCGCAGAAGTAGGAACTACGATCCGTCATTTTAACACAGATTTTTGTGCCGCGGGGTGCTAACCCATCGCTGTAACGACCAGGCTTAAAACGGAATTTAGAGGAATAAAATTGGATATAGAATTCGTGTCTGTAGTGGTAGATGGAAAAGTAGTCTTCCATTTTGTAACCAGTCCGGATCGACTTGTACTTAACGGGCATCTTGGCATAAATAATACTTGTTCGAAATGATGGATCTGTGTCTCGAAACTTGTATTCCAAATATTTCAGAGTGTAAATTTCATGATCATTATGAGTCAATACTTTGTCCATTTGGAAATCGTATCGATGGTAAACATTCATGTGTTTACAGTGTGGTTGTTTAGTCATTTGATAAAACTCTTTTGTCAAAATCATAAGATTTGAATTGCTCACATTTTAAAATATAAATCTAGATTATCTAATTTTATTTTTTTTAATTTTAAAATTCCAAGAAAATAAAAAAATCTTTGTTAATGAATAATAAAAAAAAAAATGTATCATATTTTTAATTTTTTTAAATCTCGACAACCAAAACCCAAAACAGAACCCAAAACAGAACCCAAACCAGTACCCAAACCAGAACCAGAACCCAAAATAGATACACGATTTTATTATTTATCATTAATTTTAGAAGATAATAACAAATGGTCTATTCATGGATTTTGGCCACAATATAGTCAATCAAAATATCCTCAATTTTGCCATGCTGTGACATTTGATCCTTCTTTATTAGACCCAATAAAACAGCAATTGGATGAATATTGGTATTCTGATAGAGAATCAAATGATAAATTTTGGGAACATGAATGGAAAAAACATGGCAGTTGTGTATTTACAAAAATGAATGAATATGAATATTTTAAAAAAACATTAGAATTATTTCAAAAAGTCAATGGCACAAACATAATTAATCAATTTAAAATTGGTGACTCAAAATCAATGATTCCATTTGATCTCAATTTCAATCTAAAAAATTAATGCCATCATCATCACCGTATGAAATAACCCACTAAATCCAATTCTTCTAAATATTTCCAACAAATTGTAAATAAGATACCCTGTATTCCATTTACAATTATTCTTGTTGATAAACCACGACTAAATATACCCATATATCCATCGTTTTTTTGAATTGTTTTGATTATTTGTAAATAAGATAAATGTGTTTGATGGGTTTGTTTATAAATTTTCAAAATTCGAAAGGAATTTGAAACGCAATCAGATATAACGCTGGCACAAAATCCAATACTGCCATTCCGAATCGTTTTATGAAGTTGATCTTGGTAGTTTGGGAGATATTTGTCCATTATATTAAATGTAAAATACCATGGGTAATATGCTGTGCTGGATACCATTATTCCGGCAACTGATCCATTATATAACACATGAGGTCCATTGGATCGTATTTTTTGTTTAAGAATGTGAAATCCATTTTTTCCTTCAACTTGGACAATGTTTTTGTAAGTACTCAATGGGAGTAATGAAATTCGACATATAGTTGCTAAACCAGTTCCAATAAGTGTTTGAACAGACATGGGAACATTTGTATCCTTGAATTTATTTAATACATAAGTATTTGACATTATTCCACTTGTTCTTAATAAAGGACCAAGTGTCATAGCTGGTAAAAATCCTCGATAAAAACGTAAAACACCACCTTCACTATACAATTGTTTTGATGTGGTGTAAAATGAATTGCCATATCTATATTGGTGATTTATGATAGTTCGTACCCACATAGATGTAACGACTTGAATGCTCATGGAAGCAAAACTTGAAATTCCACTGTTTATTACATTTCGCTGGATTGTTTTTTGATTCATTCATTTGTGAAATTCAAATAAACTTACATGGTTGAAAAATCAAAATTAAATTTTTAACAAAAAAGATTTTTTTAAATTGTTTGGAAAAAATGATAAAAAGAACTTAAAGAAATTTGTTTTTTGACTTTTTTAAAAAAAATTTGAAAAATGTTTAAAGCAAAAATGATATTAATTTATATCATCATGTCTACAGTTAATAAAATTGAAACTAATCAAAACGTCAAAACTGTTCCAAAAAAACCACGTAAAAAACGAAGAACAAAAAAAGAGATGGAAGAAGCCAGGAAATTAGAAGCAGAAAAAAAATTGGAAAAAATGAAACAACTATCAGCTGCGGCTCTTGGAAAACCAGCAAAAAAACCACGTCGAAAAAGACGAAGCAAAGAAGAAATAGAAGAGGCTAAAAAATTAGCGGCTGAAAAAAGAGCAGAAAAAAAGGCAGAAAAATTGAAACAAAAAGCTGCAAAAAACAAGAAAAACACAAACAATGAAGAAGGAGAGGCAGAAGGAGAGGCAGAAGGAGAGGCAGAAGAAGGAGAGACAGAAAAAAAAGTTGAACTTGATGCAAACGGAAAACCAAAAAGGCGTAGAAAACGAAATATCGAAATTCTAGAAATGCCAGTGTTAGTATATGAAATGGCAAAAGTGGAACATCTTCACGTAAAACCATTTATTGTATGCTTGCCACCTCACCCAAAACTTGCTGAATTAGATGAAGACGGTGAATTTATGTCTTCGATATCCAAACAAATTTATGAATTATTTCGATCATATAATGGTCGCATTACGAAAAATTGTTTGGTGAATCCGGAATTAATGAATAAAATTGTATTAAATTCATTATATGGTGAGGAAACAGATGTATTGTTGGTTTCTTTTATTAAAGAATACAATCAAAGTACACATTCATTGGCACTGGTTCTTCAAAATAAGGACACCACATGTATTGACGATTACACTAAATCAAATCCATTATTTAAGAATGGTCGAGTTGAATATAAATTAAGAGCATGTTTGTATCTTGACGATGATATAGTTCATTTGGGACTTCGAGGTCGACAGGAAGAACGAGATGAAGAAGAAATAGCCGCAATGAAATCGCGCATTGATTAAAAATAAGAGTTGTTAAAATTCATTTTATTTTGAAAAAAAATCTTTTTATTTTTTGAAATAAATATTAACTAAAAACTTTATTAAACTTCATTGGATCATCACGATTATATTTGTGAAATATTTTCTTTTTAGATGATATTATTATTATGTTAATTAATAAAAAGAGAATTTCAATTGAAGAATTCGATTGGAAATATTATGTAAAAACACATGTTGATTTACAACAAGCCAATGTTTTTACAAAAGAGAAAGCATGGAAACATTGGAAAGTATATGGAAAAAAGGAAAAAAGAAAATTTCGATGTAAAATTGCCAAAAAACAAAAACATGATCCAAATAAACCACATTTAAATATAATTGGAATACAAACAATAAACTGTTCCATTTCAGATAATTTATCATTACTTGAAATTTTTTTTCAAAATCAATACAATATTACTGTTCTCGATTTTTCAGAAGTCACACCAAGTATTTTATCAAAAAGTAAAAACACATTGATTTGTATTCAACCATTTGAACTTTCCAATGATAAATTTATATCATGGAAATTATCAGATTTCAAATATAAACCAAATGTATTTTGGGTATGGGAATTTAAAAAGTTGCCATCAATATTTACAAATTTAGAAAAATATGTAAATAAAATATATGTACCAAGTGAATTTTGTAAAAATATTTTTTTAAATTATTTTAAAAATCCAGTGGAAAAAATAAAAATAAGTTCTCAAATTCATCAATATTTAGATCAAATACCAAACCACATTATTCAAAATGATACAATAAATCAATTATTATGTAAAATTCACGAAGATGATGACAGCAACACTAGTGGTGATGACAGCAACACTAGTGGCAATGACAGTAATAGTAGTAATGGTATTACTGCTAAAAAAATAGTTTTTGGATATTGTTTTGATATGAATGGCAGTATCATTCGAAAAAACCCATTGAATTTAGTAAGAGCATTTAATAAAATAAATAAATTATTGACACAAAATTGCATACTTGTATTGAAATATCGAAAAATGCGGTCTGGAAAATTTGCGTCTGAAATTGAAAAAAAAATATTTTATTTGTTTCAAAATGAAATTAATAAAAATGAAAATATTGTTGTTATAAACGACGAACTTGATGCTATTGATTTATATAAATTATATACTTATTTTGATTATTATATTTCGAGTCATCGCAGTGAAGGTTATGGATTTACAATTTATGATAATATGATTTTGGGAAATAAAATCATTTCTACATATTATTCTGGGGAAACCGAATACTTGAATAAAGAAAAATTAATTGAGCTTCAATATACTGAAAAAATTATTAATGATTTTAATGGTCACCCAGTATATGGTTTAATAAATGATTTGAAATGTGCGGATGTATCTGTAAATGAAATTAAAACAGTTTTTGAAACTATTCTTTCACCTGTTTTTTAATTCACTCATTTCTAAGAAAGAGCTGGAAATTCATTTTCATACTTTTTTGTCGTGAACACTGGAAGAGACGAGGATGACGAGGAAGATGACGAGGAAGATGACGAGGAAGATGACAAAGAAGAAGAGGATTTTTTTGTTGGTACATTTAAACCACTTTTTTCTTGACATAATTTAACCAATACATCTCCGTGACATCCATCAGGTTTACACCAACATCCTAATGTCTTTCCATCCAATTCATGTAATTCATTCATTAATTTAGGATTTTTCTGTAAATATTTTTCAAATTCAGAAATACATCCATCACGTCCATATTTTCCCACAGAAAATGGATTATGCCATTTGGATTGTGTAGCTCCATCTACATAGTGATTGTGGCGTCCAATATAAAGGTGATTTGGATCTTTTAACCAATCTTGTAAATTTTGATAACCCATTTTGCGTAGATTTTTAACACGAATCGATATGATTTTACTCATTTTTTGTTTTTAAAGAATAATGATTGAATTCATAGGACTGCCATTTCAGATCAAATTTTTTTAAATTTTTTTATTTTTTTTAAATTTTTGAATTTTTTTATTTAATTCAGGTTTACAGTTTTGCTTTATAAATAAAAAAATTTGATCTGAAATGGCAGTTCTATGAACTCAATTATTATTCTTTAGAAAAAATGGAAACACTTGGCACAAACCAATCTGGATTATTACCAATGCTAACAGAGCCTTATTCAACTTCATTATTTATTATTTTATCTGGGTTGTTTGGCCTTATATTTGCTGTCACTCAATATTTCCAAGTGAAAAAAATAAAATTTAGTGAGTTTACAATGGAAGGTGTTATCGCAGTTTACAATGCTATTAGTGAAGGAGCAAACGCCTTTTTATGGGCAGAATATAAATATATGTTTGTATTTATCGCGTTATTTGATATTTTAATTGTTTGTCTTGTGGGAAGTGCCGGAAATTGCGGACCAATGGAACTTCACAATGGTACATTAAGTTTTACAGACGGATCTTGTTGGATTCATGGAGCACTTACAGCCGTTTCGTTTACAATTGGTGGGTTGACATCTATGTTATCTGGTTTTATTGGAATGCGAATTGCTGTTTTCTCCAACGCAAGAACCACTATTGGTGCGAGTCGTTCATGGTCAGAAGGATTTATGACTGCGTTCCGAGGAGGTGCGGTCATGGGATTTGCACTTTGTTCACTGGGTCTTTTAATTCTTTATTTTACAATTGTGGCGTTTGATTTATATTGGGACATCAACGTCCTTGGAAATAGTCAAGCTCTTTTTGAAGCTATTTCAGGTTTTGGTCTTGGTGGATCTTCAATCGCTCTTTTTGGGCGTGTCGGTGGTGGTATTTACACAAAAGCTGCTGATGTAGGTGCGGATTTAGTCGGCAAAGTGGAACACAATATCCCAGAAGACGATGTACGGAATCCAGCTACAATCGCAGATAATGTGGGAGACAATGTAGGTGATGTTGCGGGAATGGGATCTGATTTATTTGGATCATTTGGTGAAGCAACTTGTGCGGCATTGGTAGTGGCATCAACCAGTCCTGATTTAAATAAAAATTGGACTTCGTTGCTTTTCCCACTTATTATTACAGCAGTTGGCATTATAGGTGGTATTTTAACAACATTTGTTAATCATTGTTCCAAAGTCAAAGAAGGTCGTGATGTGGAGAAAAATCTCAAACTCCAATTAATTCTGTCTACTTTGTTTACCACACCACTTATTATTCTTATTTCCTATTTATTCTTACCTGGATTTTTCTGTGTTCAATTATCAGATCAAATCACAGACCTTAATTTTTCATGGCATAATTCCACGGAACTACCAATGTGGTGTGATCATAAATCAACTAATTGGGGTGTCTCCGTTTGTATTTTATGTGGATTATGGTCTGGTCTCATAATTGGCTATTTCACGGAATACATGACCAGTCACAGTTATAAACCAGTCCGTGAAATTGCCGAAGTCTCTGATAAAGGAGCCGCTGTTAATGTTATTTATGGATTGGCATTGGGTAATTTGTCAACTGGAATACCTTGTTTGTGTTTAGCAATTACAATATTTTTCAGCTTTTATTTAAGTAATATGTATGGTATTGCGATGGCAGCATTGGGCATGCTTTCCACCTTATCCATTGGTCTCACAATTGATGTATATGGACCAATTTCAGATAATGCTGGGGGAATTGCAGAAATGTGCGAGGAATTCGATGAAGAGGTTCGAAAAAAAACGGATGCGTTGGACGCGGCTGGAAATACAACAGCGGCAATTGGCAAAGGGTTTGCTATTGGATCTGCTGCTTTAGTATCACTTGCTTTATTTGGAGCTTTTATTACGCGAGTGGGGTTGTATTCAAAAGGTGTAAACTTGCTTAACCCCTATGTTTTTGCTGGATTGTTATTGGGCGCAATGCTTCCATATATTTTCTCAGCTCTCTGTATGAAATCAGTTGGAAAAGCTGCGCAGGAAATGGTAAATGAAGTTCGTGCGCAATTTCGCGAAAATCCAGGAATTCTAACAGGTGATGTCAAACCAGATTATGCAAAATGTATTGCTATTTCTACAAAGGCATCTTTGAAAGAAATGATTTTACCAGGTTGTCTTGTTATTTTGACACCTATTGTAATGGGTTTCTTATTTGGAATTGAATTATTGGCGGGTATTTTGTCTGGTGCGTTGGTATCTGGGTTCCAAATGGCAATTGCTTCGTCGAATACAGGAGGTGCCTGGGACAATGCGAAGAAATATATAGAGGCTGGTTTATTGACGGATAGTGATGGTGTAGTACAGGAAAAAGGTTCAGTGGCACATAAGGCTGCTGTTACAGGTGATACAGTTGGTGATCCATTGAAAGATACATCTGGACCAGCTCTTAATATATTGATGAAATTGATGGCGATTATTTCACTGGTTTTTGCGGATTTCTTTGTGAAATATTCATTACCAGTCTTATTACATTGGGGAGAACATTAAGCCCTCCTCAAAGTCCCCTTCTCTGTTTAAACGAAACTAACATAACTTTTAATTTTTTTATTGTGTTATTTCATTTTTTTTCTTCTATAAATTACAACGTATAATTGTAACACATTGTGATTTACATCGCATTTACATCGCATTTACAACACATTCTAACAAAATCGAAAGGCATTTTTTAGGTATAAAGAAAAGTCGTTATTTTATTTCTTAAATCAAAATAAAATTGCAACATAAAAAAATATTTATTAAATATAATAAATAATAAATAATGTTATGGACTAAAATCATAAATCCAACGACTGGGCGATATGTCAAAGTCAATGGAACCATTGGAAAACAAATTCTTCGAAATTATATATTGTTTTTAAAGGGTGCTGGTAAACGTAGTGTTCGTGATGATAAAGATTGGAGAAAGGATACAGATAAACAACCTAGTCATAAAGAAGAAATAGTGGGAATTGATGTTACGAAAAAAAGAAAGCGATTTGAAAGAAAAAAGAAAAAAATGGAAAAAATGGAAAAAACTATTTTTAAACATGGAAAACGTAAACGTGATCGTGAACCACTCACAATTGACCAAATAACTCTTTTTAAAACAAAAAAAATTAAGTTAATTGTAAAAGATCCACCCATTACCCTAAATACTCTTGGGGAACGATCAAAATCATTAAACGGAAAAGTTTCAAAACTTCATGAAAATTATATGTTGGTGCATTTATTAAAAAATCCAGATTTAAATGAACTTTTATTTTTGACCCAGGATCAATATGATTTAATTCAAGATGACATTGATAAAATAATTATTTATTCCAAATTAAACAATCAATCTCAATCCAATGTAGATCCAATATTTAAATCTCCTGGTTTACATAATATACCAACCCAAAGCCAGTTACATAATCAACCACAACCAGAGCTTTATTCTGACAATCAATCAACCATACCATCTCTGGAGGAAATACCACTTGAAAAATTAAATGCCATCAACAAACATAAAAGTAAACATGGTCAAACAAGTGACATTGGGGATTTATCATTATCATTGGAAGACCGAATAACTAATTTAATTCAAAAAAATAATGTTAAAATACAAGACAGCATTTTTATCAAAGAAAGTGAACTTGATGATTTGATAACTCTTGCCAAAAAAGTCAGACATACATTTTATTACTGTACGCCATTTGATTACCCTTTGGATGAAGATAATGATGATAAAAATACTTTGGTATATTTATGTGAGAAAAAACATGAAAGCCAACACGAAAGACCATTTGTGTTTGATGATTTAGAAGACAACAAATTTACTGAATCAAAAATTAAATTAGTGGATGATCATGGACCACTTTCTCTTGAGCGATTTATTGCTGAAAAAATGGAGAAAAAAACTTGTCTTCGTTTTATTCAAGATGATGGCACATCTATTTTTAAATTGGTAGATGATCTTGATGTAAATAATGATCTTCGATATGATAAAACAACTGCAACATACATTGGACATGAACATGAACAACGCGAAATCTATCCAACTGAAAATTATAAAAGATGGGATCGAGTTGTCGCGGCATTTAAGAATAAATTTTATTTAAAAATTACACAACATGATGGTGATGATTCGGATCAACAAATTATATATGAAGGGTTTCTGAATGATGATGAATTAACAGAAATAATGACAGAGGAAATACCAAAATTAATTGAAAATAATGAAATAGAAGATAATGTTACAATTTTATTAGTGGACCATGTAAATAACAATCGATATGTTATTAACGGTACTTTTAAAAATCAAAATGAATATCATGAAATAATTAAAAATTTGTATAAATCCTATTACAATAATAAAGAATATTATTACACGAAAAATATGTATATATCGGCTACCACTGACGAAAATGGGGAATTAGTAGAAAAAGTAATTGACGCCAAAGATGAACCAGATGATATTGATATAGAACTTCAACAATTATTAGACGAATCAGATGATTCATCTGTTGGTCAACAACAAAAAACTGATGATGATAGTGATGACAGCGATATGGACTTGGACAAATTATTAGATGAAACAGATGGTATTAGTGGTGATGAACCATCATTGTTAAATCCAATGAATCGAAATAGATGAGTACAAAAGTCAAAGA